TTCACCAGGACGTGCTGGGTTAGTAAATTCAGCAACATCTGGAGCACCATTACTAAATGGTTCTAGATAGAATTTCTGTGGTCTTAATTTTCTTCTATCATCTGTTCTTGTCTTAATGACATAACCATTAAGTGGTTCTCTTACGTTCTGCAAATATTGTGGAATAACATAACGTAAACGATAGATACGATCATCAGGAGTTCTATCATCATCCAGTCTTTCAAACCATGTATCAGATGTAAAGAGATTACCAGTACCATCTAGGAAATCAGAAGCATGGAATCTAGTCAGAATATTATCTGGATCAGCACCACCAACAGAATCTGGTTTAACATTTAAGTACCAACGCTGATGTACTGATGCATCATATTTCAAAGGACTGGTTAGTTTATCACCATATGCTATGAAGTCATTACCACTGTTAGCAGTAAATACTACTGCATTAACCCCTGCTCTAGCATCTGCCTCTGATGTATGAACACTAAATTTAGTCTTGGTTACCCATCTTGGATAGTAGTAAGTAGTAGAATCTACAACACCACCACCAGCAATAGTTGGTAATTCAGAACTAGCATCAGAAGAAGTCTTAAAGAATATTTTCTGTACAGATACAGCATCCAATGGCATATCAAATATGTGTGGAATATCTGTTTCAATATAAGTACCACTTACGTTACAGTTATAACGATGTAAATCATACTTATCATCTAGTACATACTGTTGAATCTCAACCTCTACATTACCATCGATGTAATCTGTCTCTGGAGAGAAGATATAGATACCAGCAGCAGCATTTTCTTTAGATGCAGCAAGCATTAATTTTGTAGAATTTGTTCTATCAAATTCTTTACCTGTTCCATGCCATGTCTTTGGATATGTTTCTCTACCTGGAGCAATTACATAATAGATTTGATTAGTAGCAAATCCTATTGGAAGTCTTATAAGTCTCTTATCTACAACATTACCAGAAGATCTTTTTGGTACAAGTCTTACAGGTGTACCAGTTGTCCATCCATGTGGGTCAGATTGACCACCACCAGTAGCAATAGTGAATACTGTAGCACGACCAGATAAGGAAGAAGAATCAATGATTGCTTCTACTCTTGTTATTGAAGAACCATTTCCTGATAGGATAAGGTTAACTGTATCATAGTAACCCTGAATAGCACTAGCAATATTTGTACACTCTGGATACTGTGTATCAATAGTAATACTTTCATCTGTATACTGGGAAGAAGTACCATACTGGTTTATATTCTTAAAGTATAACCAAGCAGTTGTTGTGCCAGCAGATATAACAGTATATGGATTACCAGTACTTCTATCCTTTATACTAATTGTTGTAGCATTAATAACCTGATCAATAACAAGATTAGATCCAGGAATATTAGTTGTAACTGCATTTGTAGCACTTGTATCAAGCCATCCTTCAGTAAAGTCAGACTGATTATATTCAGTAACTGTCATTCCTGGTACTAATCCAGAAGTATCACCAACCATTACATTAGAACTATTTTGTGTAAAGGTACAATTCTTAATTAGAAGTGTAAAGTTACGCATTGCACCAAGCATCAATCGCTTGGCATGATCCATAGCATCTAATGTCTCTGATAACTCATTAGTAATGTAGTTAAGATTATTGCCTTGGAAGTATGATTCACCAGCATTAATACTATTGACGTTACCACCAACACGTAAATCTTTAACAACAGCATCAACAAAGAATCCAATATCTCTTGCACACTTGCTAATAGTAATAGCAGGATTAGTTAAAAGTGCTGGATATTTCCCTATAATATAACCATATGCTTCAGATGCAATCCATTCCTTATTCCTTTCAATAAGAGTCGCAGCATCTTGAGCAGTGTTGAAATCATCAGTTGCATCACCACCAATTTCAAATGAAGTATTGAAATCAGCAGGTTTTAATGTTGATAATGAAGCAGTATATGTTGTCCATCCACTAGGTGATAGTTCAGCATGATATCTTTGCTTACCACCAGCAGAAGGTGATTGTAGATTGACATAGAGTTGCTCACCTGACTTGGCACCTAATCTATATCCACCAATATTAACAGCAGGTCTAGATGCAGGATTCTGATTCTCATTACCAGCAAGATATAAATTAGTATGATTACCCTGATCATTAGACTTTTCAATATCTAATGTATAGTACTGTTGCTTAACAATTGCAGTAGCAGAAGTATCAACTACTTTAGGTGGAATAATAGAATCGATGTATCCACCCTTGTCTTGATTGAAGGCATAACCCTTAAATCCTTTAGCATGTAGTGAAGTATTACCAAAGTTACTGTTAGAGTTAGTGATACTCATATCACCACCAGACTCTAGCAAGAAGTGGTTATGATATCCAACAGCGAATACTGAAACTGCCTGAATGAACGCATCATCTGTACATCTGATGTGGAAGTTTCTCCAGTCATCCTTCCAGTATGCATCACCTTTAGTATGATATGGAACAGTAGCAAATGCATCAGATAATGCTGCTTGATTCCATGTGTTATTAAATCTATCGTAACGGATGAATGCTCTATCATCTTTCTGAAGTGATACACCAGTGTACTGGGCAACAACCATAGATTTGAATCCAGTCACCATGGATCCATCTGCCCACATACCACAAATACCCCATGTAGATCTAATGGAGCAGTTGAATACGTATGGAGATGCAGATTCAACAGAATCAATTTCTGCCTGAATAATAGCACCAGATCCTAGCTGACCTGCAGCAGCAGTATAAGTAGCACCAGATACTAACCCAAGACCAGCAGCATTAGTTGGAATAACATACTGGAATAGTTTATCGTTAGTTGAATTAATTGAAGTTACTTTCCATGTACCATTAACTTCAGTAGATAATCCAGTATTAAGTACAGCAACATACTGACCTACAAAATAACCATGATCAATCTTGGTTGTAACAGATAATGTAGAAGATGATCCACCAGCATTATCTTCAATTTTAATACTCTCAATTGATCTAGTATCAGATAAAGGACCAACAATTCTAGTTTCTTGTACAAGAGCATCAAATTCTCCATCATCTATAGTAGGTTGGAACTGTGCAAATGCTTTTCCTACCTTCGTATAGTATAAATCTAATTCATCATTCCCAGCATAAGTCATCACAGTGAGCTTATGGTGAGAATATTCAGGAACTGCTAATGATGAGAAATCACCTTTGTTATTGTAAACCTTACCTACATTATGAGCAGCATCATAAAGAGGTGAATTTGTAGATAAATCACCATCCTTAATAGTAAACTGCCACAAGTAGCAACCACCAGTTAGGTTAAAGACAGAAGATCTAGGTTGATCTCCATCTACACAATCAGGAACATATAGTGGTCTAACAATAGTTCTACGTAGGTCATAACCTATTAGAGAACAACCTCTAGGTACGATAGTACCACCAGTTGAAGAGTTAAACTTATAAAGAACGTTATCTGGGTTAGAAAGATCTAGAATACTATCATCTTGCCACTCTTCTAATGCTGTATTATAGTTGAAGATAGGAACTGTACCTGTAACCTGTACAGTAGCAAGGTTATTAAGGTTACCAGCACTAATAGTACTTGTTAAAATATTTGTTAATGTAATGATGTTAGATTGTACATCAGAACATGCCTGTGGATTACCAGATAAACCATAATCAATAACTGGTGCACCTTGAGTACCAGCAACTGCTGGTCCTTGAGTAACTACCAAATCTTTTTCATATAATTGGTTGCTGACTGCTTTAGTCATCATATCACGAGCACCATTAAATGCAGTGACAGACTCGGCAATCTCACCTGTTAATCCATCAACGATTGGAATACCATCACGATCAAAATAAGTCTTTGTATTAGAAATAGTGTTACTATTACCACCATTTCTTAAGTCAGATACAATAGCATCAATAAAATACCCAATATCTCTCTTACATTTCTCTTCACCTGCAGGAATTTTTGCAGAAACTGATGGTTGTGCAGGTAAACCAGATGTATTACCATCAGTAATTGTTGATGTAACAATAGCAGTTAAGTTTCCAATAAATGACTGAATATCAGCACAAAGATTGGTATTCTCTCTATTATTCTGGTTATCAGCAAATGTTATTGAATTGTCAGCAGATTCTTTAAACGTATGACCATAGTTACCACCAGTAATCAATGCTCCAGAAATTGCATCATGGAATGTATGAGCAGTAGTGTTAGAAGATGTACCAACATTAAGTTTTATCTTACCATCTTGTCTTGTTAAACCATTAGGAAGTGAACTTTCCCATACGTGGTTATAGTTACCACCAGAAGTTACTGCACCTGGGTCTGAATCAACATATCTATGTTCAGAAGTATCAGGAGAAATACCAATATCAACTGTAATTTTTGTAGGAGATGTAGATACAATTGGAAGTAATGAATCGTATGCTGGATCACTAGTACGAGGATATGAGTGAACACTTTGATTACTATCAAATCCACATGTGAAATCTATAGTATTAGCACCGATCTTAATTGAATCACCTGCTTTTACTATTCCAGAAGGAGTAGAAATAACATACTCATGAGCATATCCACCACCAGTCTTAACTGCATTAGGAACTGCTTCTGAAAATGTATGTAAGTAGTTACCACCACTAATTACTGGACTACCATTTGTTGTTACAAATGAATGAACAGATTGATCAGATGAAACACCAACATTAACTGAAATTTCACCAGTCTGCCTCTTCATAGCACCTGGTTGAGCACCAAAGAATGTATGTTGTGAAGTATTGTATGATGTTCCTACCTGAACTGTAAATGTACCTGCAACAGTGTCTACATTAGAAATTGGCAACCATCTTCCTACTACAGGATCTGTAGATCTTGGATATGTGTGTTGAGTAGCATTGTTATCCTTCTCACAAGTAAATATTAAAGAATCTGCTTCAAACTGAACTCTATCACCATTATTAAATGTATTACCTGATAACTTAATAGTTAATTCTCCAGTATTTGGATTATAAGCACTACCAATTTCTGGTTGATGAGAGGTTGATGCAACATTGAGAATAGTAACAGCAGTATCATATGATGGATCATCAACACTAGCACCACCTTGACCAGCTGCACGAGGATATGCATGCTGGGTTTGATCATTATCAGCAGCACATGTAAAGATAATTGATTCGTTTTTTAACTTAATGCTAGATCCTTCATTTAAATCATGCTGTCCAATGTCTAGTACAAGATTACCTGTAGAAGGAGTATAACTTGCATTAGAAACATTATAATCTACAATAGGAGATGAACCTACATTAACAGTAATATCTCCAGTTTGTTTCTTAAGAGCACCATTAGCAGAAGCAGAAGGAACAAACGTATGTTGTGATATATCAGAAGATGTACCTACATTAACCTCAAAAGTTTGATAGTCATTTCCACCAACATTATTATTCTGAACATTAGTTATAATTAACCACTGATTACTAATAGGATCAGTAGAACGAGGATAAGAATGATTACTCTGATTACTATCTCTATTACATGTAAATGTTAATGATTCATCTGTAATCATTACTCTATCACTATTCTGGAATGAATTTCCAGTAGTAGTCAATTCCAATACACCAGTAACAGGATCATAATTAGCAACAGTTACATTATGATCTGATGTACCAACAGATGTTATAGCAGTTGGTTCATGTGAAATAGGATCTGTTGAACGAGGATAAGTCTTGATAGAATTGTTACCATCCATCTCACAAGTAAACTTGAGAGAATCCTGATTTATCATCAAGTTGGTTCCTGCTTTTAAATCATGAAATCCAACAGTTAGAGTTAAATCACCATTTGCAGGGTTATATGTAGCACCTGTAGGTGTATAATTTACAGTAGGAGTTGCACCAACATTAACTTTGAATGTATCATTAGTAATGTCACTAATTGGTAAGAATTTACCACTTGCAGGATCTGTAGATCTTGGATATGCATGCTCGGAATTCTTTCCGTCCATGTCACAAAGGAATATTAATGATCCATCTTCTATCTTAATTCTATCACCATCAGTATATCCATGATCTTGAATAGTAATTACTAGATCACCAGTAACAGGATCAAAAGTAGCATCTTCTGCTGTTTTATTAGTAGGTCCATTGAAAGAATGACTACCAATAGTAAGTTCCAACATACCTGTTGTTGGTGTATAATCAGCCCAACTAACATTATATGCTACATCAGGTGAAATACCAACATTAACATCAAATGATGTTGCACCTACATTAGAAATTGGCAACCATTGCTTACTAGCAGGGTCTGTAGGACGTGGATATGCATGATCTGTAGCATAACCATCTTTTGCACATTTGAATGTTATAGCACCATCATCTAACTTTATGAAATCACCATTTTGGAAAGTATGAGCTCCAATATCAACGGTTAAAATACCAGTAGTTGCATTATACTTTGTCTCTGAATTAGGAGTATAAGTAGTACCAACACTAGTAATTTGTAATGCTGCGTTATATGCTGGGTCACTAGTACGAGGATATGGATGAGTGGTAGCACCACCATCTTCATCACACTTGAATATGATTGATTCTCCTGCTAATTTAACAGTTTCACCTTTTCCAAGTGTATGAGCACCAATATCAAGTATCAATTCACCAGTTAAAGGATCATACTCTCCACCTGTTGGTGTGTAGTTAACGATAGGTGTAGCACCAACATTAACTTCAAATTGATTATCATTTATTACATTTAATATTTCTAGGTACTTACCAGCAGCAGGGTCACTTAATCTTGGATATAAATGATCAGATGCGTTATTATCCTGATCACAAGTAAATGTAAGTGAATTTGCAGCAATATTAATATGGTCACCAACTGATAACTGGTGATCTGTAACATGTAATATTAATTTACCATCAACAGGAGTGTAATCAGCATCATATGGTTTTAATTGCCTTGTTGCAGTACCATAATCAGATCCTGGTGCATTATCAGCAGTAATTGTTAGATCTTGTGCTGATAACTGGTTAGCAATAGCAAGGAACATATTGTCTCTTGCTTTTTCAAATCCAAAAATTGCTTCTGTTGTTTCACCTTGTAAACTACCATTCAACCATGTTTGTCCAGATTCATTAAAGAATGACTCACAGAATTTAATAGTATATTCATTACCATCTGCTTGAGCAACATCAAGTGATAATGCATCAATAAAGAGACCTAAATCTCTTTTACACTTATCTTCATATTGTCCATGAGTAGGGAATTGAGAAATAGTAGCAGACCAAGAATTATTAATAATTTCTTGACGGTTTAATTGAGAAAGTCTAAATGCGTCCTTATATCTTGAGTAATCTTGTGTTTCAGTATCTTTAGGGTAGAAAAAGTCAGGGTGATGTATAGCAATTTCAGCAGCACCACGATCAATAATGGTCTGTCTATTTGCATCAATTAAATTAGCAGCATCAAAATATCTTGCTTCAGGATTAGCAGCTTCAACTAATCCAGGTCTGTTATCAATATAGTGGTTACCAGGCATCAACATGATGCTGAACTGGTCAAATCTATCGTTATCCTTACCTGGAAGATAAGAATACCTAGAAACCTCTATAAAAGCTCTCTGAATCGTCTTGAATGGACGTAGAGGTGAATTACCTCTATTATCTAACTCATCAGTCGCATTAAAATCATCTGGCGACACATATAGGTACTTACCTGTTTTACTTGAATATAGGTTATCAAGTCTTGTTAAGGGCATAACTAACCGAACCGTGCTACTTCTACTTGTTGTATTTATACTATAAAATCCACAATGCCACCAGGAGGATTTGAACCACCGACCTTGGCTTTACAAAAGCCCTGCACTACCACTGTGCTATGATGGCGATATTTTTTTAAATTCGAAACTACCATGCTTCGAACCCCATATTTGCTCTGCTGTTCCTATCTTAAAACCCCTATCTACAACATTATAATAGTCTTTACCCAAAACTACATCAGTTTGTAAATATGTCATTTCATCTTTCCATGGTACAAGACAGTCACAATGATTATTGCTTCCTCTAAATTCTATACCATTAAATGTGCATATGTTATCACATTCAGGTTTAGGAGTTAATTCCAAAGATTCCAAATCTTTAAAACCCCTATGCTTTGATTTATCGAACGTAAAGTTCTTAATTCTTATATTATCTCCCTCCTCTACTGGTTCTATAACAAATGTCCTATACGGGGAATGTAACTGATAATTATATGCTTGTTCCCCGTAAAAATAGTCTCCTACCCGTTTATGAATAATCCTGACCATAGCAAATCTGGCAGGATATGTAAACGCTTGTACCTTATTCTCCCATGTTCCTTCGAACCATTCACGAAATTTATCAATCATCTTTTGGCAATAATTCAGGGTCATTAACTGGTAGTTCAAAGCATAGTGGATGACATTCTTCCTCCATTAGGTATGAATGCCAACGATACAACTGTTCATCACTAAAATGGACATTTTCCAATGCTTCAGTATGTATAGACGGATGATCTTGTATAACTTGTGGTAATTCGTCAAACGTGTAAGGAATACCCTGAATAAAATACATCCTTACTATATTACCCATATAATAAACATACTTTTGATCAAGTACGTACTCCATTACTCGTCGTATACTCTACACTCAAATGCATCTGGATGATTGTCACAATAGACTTCTAGATGAGAATCCTCATGTCTTGTATGATAATCATTAATCTTGGCATCATTAGAATCTACTTCATCACCTTTATGATATTCATCATACTCTGCATGAACATCTTTAAGGTCTGCCTCGGTATACTCAAGCATACCATGATTGATATGCTCTTTATGATCTTTAGGATCAAGATAGACCTCATGCTCTAAATCGTGCTTGGGGGTTGTCATGCCTTATTTTGTGCAAGTTGTTCAGTTTGACGGAGTTTTTCCAGTGCTACTAGGAGTTCTGGAGTTTCTTCCCACTCCCACGTTTCTTCACGTCCCTTTTTGTCAGTACGTTTTATTGATTTTTTGGTCATATACTCCAATCGAACTTATTTATTATAGTCTTATATAGTTTTTGTGTCAAGCTCGACTTTTTTGAGCAAATTTACACGGAGAAAAAATTGCCGAATTCGTGTAACTCAATTAAGGAATATCTTACCACCTTTGATTGTAGTTGATGGTGAAGTAATTGTTGTGGTTTTACCCATAAATTTAATCATATTAATTCCTCCCATAAATTTAGCATTAAGTCCCAGTCCAGAATGAATTTTTATTCCATCTTTCTTTGCTTTCGCTATCTGAATATCCCATCCAGTTGGATCAACTGCCATAGGAATAATTGGTTGTGCATCAATTTTTGTTTTTCTTGTTCCTCCAATTTCTTCATTCATTTTGCCTTTCATCTTAAAACTAGTACCACCTCGTTTTGATCTAAATAACATATTTCCTTGACCATCTATTTCATATTTTCCACCAACCTTAAACCTATAATTGGCATCAGCAACTGCATTAATACTTCCTGCAGTATTAAATGAAACTTTCGCTCCTGGCATTTTCTGATTGACAGTATACTCACCATCAATCTCTGCATGATGACCTTTTGATACTTCTTTATAAAAAGCAGTATCAATTGTATACTTTCCTGATTTTACATCAATTTGTCCAGAACATTGACCACCTTTATCATTACCTGCTTCAATTGCAATAGCAGTACCTGCTTTTAAAGTAAGTGTCTTTCTTGCTTGTATAGTAACATTATCACCTAAAATGTTTACATCACCACCAACAGATTCTATAGCAGTCTCACCTGTAACATGAAGAGAATAAGTAGGCAGTTCTTCAGTCTTACCTTCCTTTGATCTTTCCTGACTAGAACCAGTAAATTGTCCAGCATAACTATGTCCTTTATCAAGGAAATCTGTACATATACGAACTATTTTACCTCCACAACCAGTATCTCCTGGTTTTCCTGTTGCAGTCTTACAATTACCATTCTCATCAAATAAAAGTGAACTAACACCATTTGTTAAAGCATATCCACCTGGACCACCATTCTCACCTTTCCAGGTCATTATAGTCCATCCATCTTGAGTTACAGCAGTAGGAACTGTCTTGATGAACTTACCTTCCTCTTGTTCCTTTCTACCACTTGCAGGTTCAGCAACAAGATCTACTGCTACACCTTTACCGTGTACTTTATCGTAATTATTAGTAATACTCATGGGCAATCAATATATTTACCAGTACCAATCTTAACAGCACCTCGTGACTTCAAGTCGTCTTCACCTAAACATACCATGCTAGGCATAGCCATAGCACCTGCTCCTCCTCCACCAATAATTTGTACTTTAGGTGTCTTATTATATGTCTTTGTTCTATCTAATATTTTAACACTAACAACATATCCACGATCATCAATCTCTGCTTTCGCAACTAATAGTTCACTATTAACATATACTTTCGGAGGAGATGTATACTTAATACCTGGTGATATAAGAGTAAATGAATCTATAATACAACGTAAATTATTATTTACAGGGGTATTCTTTTTATAATTCAAACCAGACCTAGTAACTCTTATTTCAGACACATATCCTTGTGGATCTAATAATGCAATACCAGTAGCACCAAATCCTTCGCCTGTTATTATAACTTCAGGTGCTTCTTCATATGGATCCCCTGGATCACTAATAGGTATTTCAACAATACCACCATCATCATCAGTAATAGGAAGACCACATGTTGGTTTATCTATCTTTATTATCTCTTCTGGTACTGTAGTTTCTGGCACATAAGTTCCATTAATAACAACAGAAGTAGCAGCATCAACACCAACTAAAGTAATGTAAAGACTTTCATCAACTTCTTCCTCTATATCTTCAGCAATACCAATGATTAACTTGGCACTATTATTTTTAATAGTAATAGTACCAGTCATAGCATCAATAAGATCTGCCTGTTCAATGTCACCATATATTGTATAATCAACTTTAGTATTATCATCAACATTAGTAGTAGTGATGGTAAATGTTATATCTTCTCCCTCATTGTAATTCTCTTTATCTGCAACAATTTCATAAGTAGGAACTGGATTAGGATCAAATTCATCATCTGGATATCTTATTTGCTCAAGATCAGCAAGTACTACTGTATCTGCTTCATCATGATCAATAGTTGGAATCCTTTCCAAATCAGTGACAGTAAAAGTTATATCCTTACTAACAGCAGGGTTTGTATTAAATTCTGTTTCACCAACTAATGTACCACTAATTGTTATTACTTCACCAATTGCAAATCCTTTACCTTTAGCATTAAGTGTTACTGATTCAAAGTCACCATTTTCATCTATAACTACATCAAATGTTGCTTCAGTTCCCTTAAGTCCTCCAACACCTGCAACATTAGTATATGTTCCAGGAGTATATGCTCCCATGCGGTCACCATCTGCATCTACTGGTCCTGTATTGAGAACTATTCCTCTAACTCCAAGCTTGAATGCATTCTCTGAAATAATTTCTGATGCAGTACCTGATCCTATTGTTGCAATATAAAATTTATGATCATATATCTGTTGTACTGTACATAATACACGTTGTTCTGCTGTTGGTATTTGTATATCATCAGAAAATGTCACAGAGAATGTTGATTTACCCACAGGAACATCAACAACTGTTTCATCACCATTTTCATCATATGCTGTAGTAGTATCCATTCTATCTAATAAGACTTCAAATGTACCTGTAAGTCCATCATCAGTAAATGTATCTGGACCTGATATTGTATACTGTAGTATTGCACCTGTAGACAATGGATCATTACTATCCTTTGCTGGTACATGTCCTGTATGTACAGTATATACTACAGTATCACCATTAACTATAGTTGGAGAATCTATAGTTATCTCATAGAAAGGAGTTCCAGTCTCATCTAAAGGTACTGGATCATACTCGTCATCATCATCGTCGTCGTCTTCAGGATAGATGATAGGATCAATAATATCATCGTCATCATCATCATCGTCGTCGTCATCATCGTCATCGTCGTCATCTCCTGGATCTATATCATCATCTGGGAAGAAAGTATCATTGTCATCATTGTCTTCACCATCAGGAGTAGAATCATCACCAATTGGTACAGGAGACTCTGGAATACCACCAACAAATACAATATTGGTATCTTTATCATCTGGATAATCTTTAGCCTCATCACATGTAAATCTCTCTCCAGTATCACCACCTTCAATCTGATCTAATAATGTATCCAACCAATCATCTTTCTCCTCATCACTACCACAATCACTACATGTCTTTGTCGTTTTAGAACACTTACTATTAGGTCCACCACAATTAATACCAAGGAAAGACATTATCTTGTTTAAAGCAGAAGATACTATGTCTATACCACCTCCTATAATAGACAAGATACTCTGCAATGGTCCCATAACCTTTGAAATAAGACCATCAATAACAGATATGATCTTATTAACAATACCATCTACAAGGTTTTGGATAAGGCAAACAGCAGGTGAAAATGCTTCCATGATCATATTGAATAGCATGTTAGTCAACCATTTAACTAACATATCAATAGCATCTTCCATAGCACATCCCAATGCTTTTAGGATCCTATCGATAACCTTCTTGACTCTCTTAAGAAGGTTACCTTCCTTCTTGACACTCTTGTGGTCACCTTTAGGATCATTTGATACAGCTTTATCTTTAGCTTCCTTTGCAGCATTTAATCCAAGAACTGCATTAACTAAAGCATCAATTCCCTTCCTAATACCAGCAATCATTTCAGATTGCATCCTACCCATAAGTGCCCTTACGAGACGTGTCACTCGACCTATATGATATCTGGCAATACCTATCTTATCATAAAGATAACCATTAACCTTACTCACATAATAACTACCCAACTGTCCACCAGACTTTTGGTTTGCTGCTAACAAATCACCTATAATATTACCTACACTTTTGTCAAAATTACTCTCCGAACCACAGGTAGGGTCAGCAATTTCTACACAAACCTCTCCTCCTGCTGGGTTTGTTTCACAATTAAATCCACGCAATGCTGCTAAAGTAGCAGTTGATCCATTTTTTCTATTTGCGTCCTTGTTAGCAATGTTACCATTTGCATTACTACCATCATCCCTTTTACCATCCGTTTCATCTGCTGCTCTATGTTGAGATGCATTAACATCATTGGGTGTAAATCTAGTAAAACCATAACCTTTCTTATTTGTATTATTTGGGTTAGGATCAGGATTATCTATTACAGTAGCACCAGGAACATGACCAATAGAACCCATTATAATAGGTTGCTGCTTTGCTGAATCAAGGAAGAATCCAATTACCCAATTACCCAAATCATAGTTAGCAGAAGAACCAGTAACACCACCATCAGAGTATGGATGTGTTGCTGGCATCATCACATGTGCCCATGGCAATTCAGTTGTAGGTGTAATATCACCTGATTGTAAATGAACACCAACTATTCTTACACGATATCTACCTGCTCTTTTTGGATCACCACCATCTGGAACTTCTTCTGGGTCAGTATATCCCTTTGGTGATTCAATTTGACCAACCCACCAGGACATACCATCAGAACCAATCTGATTTGTAGGATATAATGATGAGAGTACTTGATCCATATTAAATACTATCTGCTATATTTATGAAGCAATTTCAACCTTTGTAACCCCATCTCCATATACATCTCGTATTAAAGTAAGAAATGTTTCTGTCATTGGTTTTTTAGGTACAAAAGCATGATTTAATTTCGAAATAAGATACTTACCACTATGCTCTGCATCCCATTCCTTACCAGGTGTTTTTTTCTCTGCTGTCTGATTCATAATTTTAATATCAACAAGGTCACCCACCTTCAATGAAGGATTACCTGGCACTTTTATCTGTAATTGTTGATTATTAAATGAATTAAATCTTGCTATAGACTGTGATGTGAAAAACTTCTGATAATCAGGAAATTTTGCAGTGTCTTTAGTACCACCATCTTTATCCTCTGGTGATGCTGTCGTTTCACCATCATGCCATGTCTCATGGTCTAATAATACTGACATTATTCTAGTGGGATATTCAGAAAACATTTTTTGTGCTGCTGCCACTCCATCTTGTGGTCCCAAATGACTCATCTCCTTAAACTGATCATCTAATGAGTATGCATACTCTTCATAAGATCCTGTACTATAATTATAGTAACAAATAACAGATGAATAAGCACCATGTCTCAACTTATCTAACAAGTCAATCTCTTTTTCAAATTCTACATGAGATATTACAAACCGTGGATCTTTAGCAACTTGGGTATTCTGTTGCTTATATGTAGCAACAGGTTTATTCTTTACCTTTGGGTCAGTATCTTTTTCAGTAGGAATGTCAGACTTTGTATCATATAATTTATCCATTGATCTGAAATTATATCCTTCTTTGTTCTCCCAGAATAAGTAACCAGCACTTCCCGTCATTTTTTTGTATTGTCCATCTTCAACCTTACCAATACCACCAGTTTGAACTTCTACCTTTTTTAATGATGATGAATTAATACTACTAGAGTACTGGATACTAGTACCCTCGTCACAAATAGTCTTCATCTTTAATGTCTCTATGATACTAAATGGTGTCTTCTTTCCTGGTTGAAACTTTATAGTATTCTTTGCTCTATCCACAAGCACTTTCTTCTTTGTTTGTAGATTATCTTTCAATAAATTAATAACTACCTGACTAGACAGTCCTTCTTGAGTAGTACCAACCATTGCCATCTCATTTGCTAATGCTTCATGTGATACTAAACCTAATGTATATGTCTGAAACCTATCAGTAAGATACCTAGCATATATCTTAAAAACTACAAACTGATACGTATGCTCCGTCTCATCTACTTTTGTCTTTAATTTAATTTCTACTTGTTCACCACCTTGCAAAGGTATATCAGATATCATACTATTCATAGACTCTTCACCTATCTCCAATGATCCAAAGACAGTAGGTGCTTCTATGTTCTCAAAATAATCAAATCTTAATACACCATTTGTAGCATTAAATGGCTTAGTTTTATTGTTGCCTTTTATGAGGCAAGATATAAGTTCAACACTATTAGCAAATACTTTTTTATCAGACATTAGGAATTAAGCATGAATTTTCTGTGGCCAATATGTATCCATCCCTAAAGACCAGGTTGACCCTGCTGTCAAGGTATCATCACCAGTACTTAATTGATCAGTAAAACTTGTAGAAGATGCAAGCGAACCATCCTCACCAAGATTAAGATTAACAATTTCTACTGCTGAATTAGAATCATTTTTAAATGATTCAAGGAAATTATTTGATGCAAGATCATTATTAGATGATGAATGAAGACTAGATGTATCACCCATGTATTTCAGTATAGATCCAAATGCATCTTCTGATCTATCTAAAGGTATAGACTCGTTATATCTAAAGTATGCTTCTTTAAACAATTGTCTTACTCTAGTCTTCTCTTCTTCATTCAAAGAAGGTTTCTTTAATAGTGTCAGCAACTCTTTATTTCTCATCTCTTCCAACATGAAAGAAGCTTGACCTTTAATTCCCTTCTGACCACTATTTGCAAAATTCTCTGGAGTAATACCATATTTTTCATTTAGATGTTTAAATAATGCATCATCTCTATCCAACTGCCAAGAACCTGCACCCCATGCTCTCTCATTCCCATCCATATGTGATCCCAGCACATTTGATTGAAGTAAACTAGACTCTCTCATAAACTCTGCTGTTGCTAATTGAGCACCAATGTCAGACAAACCTTGTTTTTTAAACTCCTTAATGAATATAGTAGCAATCTCTTTTTGACTAAATTCTTTATTTCTACCTAACATATTCTTAAATAGGTTTTTTCCACCCTCTTTAGTACTATTGATAAGATTACCAGTTTGATTCCATTTATTACCAATAAAATTCTTAATTGCTTCAAGCTGATACCATTTAAGATCCTTTTTAGAATCTTCTTTTTCATCTAATGTTTTTCTAACCCTAGCATTTGCTTCACCTGATGCTTTAGTAGGTGCTACATCTTCTGAAGATAAACCAAAAGCATTGGCAATAACATTCGTTATATTATTTAATTTTGCATCAGCAACAGGACTTACTGCACCAAGTCTATTTCTTACATCACCTGTTACCTTTAATAAAGATGCTCCTACTGCTCTAAATGGAAGTTGCATTGCATCTAGCATATCTTGACCTCCAGCAGAACTACCACTAGTAGTAGTTGGAGCTGTTTTGAAAGGTTTAGATAAATCTAATCCAGAAAGTGGAGTTAATGATTTAAATGGTGGTAGTGGTGGTATCTTCATACCCTTCTCTGCCATCAGATCACCACCAGGAGTCACTTCATTACCTTGAATACCATCAGTTGCATAATTATCCATTGGAATAATTTGAGTTCCACCTCCTGGCAAGCTTACCATCTTCTCTCTACCATGACCAATGAACGGAACACCATCTGGAGTTGTTGTTTTAAATCCAGTACGAGGTCCATTAATTTCAGTTACTGCAGGTATATTACCACCATGCTCAAAATCACCCCATGGATCTGGTGGAGTTGTATCGTTTCTAGATTGATTAGTAATATTTTCAGAAGTACTCGTCTCCAGACTTTCATCTTTTCTAGTACGTAAGTTATCAAACCTATTATTAAATGCACTATCAAGTTTCTTTAACTCACCTTTTGCTTCTGTTTTATCTGCTTTAGCAGTTGTTTTTGCTTTCTTTAAAAATTCAGTTTGCTGATTAACTGCTGCTGCTATTGCTTCTAGTTTATCTGTTACCCTATCTGTTCTCTGACTTATCTCAACTACAATATTCTTTTGTGATGATACAATACCAGCTGCTATACCAGTATTCTTATCAACAGCATTATTAATAGACTGTGCAGTACTTTGTAATGACTTTGCAATTTCAGTTACTGCTGTTAAAAAGTCTTGTTTAGTACTTGATCTACTACCACCACCTCCTCCAGATGCTGCTTTAGCAACCTTTGCAGATGAATCTTCCAATCCTGCAGGAGATTCAACCTCCACATTATAATTAAACTTTTTCTTAAAACTAGCAGCACGTGCACCATCAACCTTGCCAAATCTAGTATGATCTTTTAAAAAATTTCTAGCAGTAACATATATTTTCTTTTTAGATTTTAAAATCCTTCTAGCAGAAAGTAATTTCTTTAAATTCTCTTTCTTCCTGTCTAAAAAAGCACCACCAAAATTATGTTGTAATGCTTTTTTAAAGAAATACCCCTTGTTTATACCAAAATCTTCAAGCTTGAGTTCAGGTGCTTGCTCTGATAACTTTTTTTGTGCTTCTCTCCTCTCGTCTGATGCCATTTGACGAGCTTCAAGAACCATACTAATGACTCTACCTAGGTGTGCAGGCCCTTTACCTTCTCCACCTGATACATTTGAAAATCCTTCTGTAAATGCTGCCATTAGTTATACCTCCTTCTCGTATTTATGAAGCAAGTATCAACCTAGACAACTTATGATGTCCTTGATATATTTTAACGTTATAAGTGTCTCCTCCACCAGTAGCAATAACATTATTACCACCAGATACTGTGTTAGTTTTTGTGACAAATATTATTTTAGTTTTGCCTACTGGATCTACGTCATAAGAAATATTATTTGATATATCATTAGTTTCTGTAACAGAAGATATATTTGATATATTAACATTATTATTAGATGCCACATCAATACCATCTATTGGATCTATTTTACTTTCATTACTAGATAATAAAACATCTTCTCCTTTAGACTCTTCATTATCTCCAGATTCTCCAGATACATTTGATCGAATAGCATTATTGTCATTAGTAGGTGCAATATCTTCTAGTTGGAAATCCTCTGATTTTGCATCATCTTCACGAACAATTTGTGATCCTGCTAATGGAGTTAGTGTCACAACACCAGTAGATCCATCTGTGGGATATTCATTACGTAATTTACTAGTACCACTCAAATTGACTTTAAATGTATCTGTAATCATCGCTGCAGCATTAACTATATGTCCTATATCTGAAGATCCATTACCTCCTATCACAGCACCTTTTTCTGCTGGTGTTAATATAGGTGGTGCTTGTATTACTCCACCATGCTCCATCTCATGTTCTTGCAATGGTTGAGTAAATGCATTCCAGATATCATAAACTAATAAACTAATATCTGCACCCATTGATACTGCCTGTAATCCAGCAGGTACAGCAGCACCAACACCTGTTCCTGCTGCTGGTGATGTAAACAAAGATGCTGTATCAGCTGATCCTCCAATACCTGCTAACCAAGCACCAAACATATCTCCATTTTTTCTTCTCTCATTTGCTTCAGTAAATGAAATAGCAGCACCAGCAACAGGAACCATCTTACTACTAAATCTTGCCGTAATTAAAGGAAGACGTTTTGCTAATTTTTTTCCAAGTCCTCCCATAGGTATATTATCCATCCATTTGCTACCCATAGTATTCTGCAACCATTTACCAGGATCAGTCACCATTTGAAATAATCCTTTACCCCATGCACTACTAGCAATGTCATCAATTTTAGAAGTTAATGGTCTTGTTATAGGTTTCATATAATCATCAACTGCTTGCCACCATCTAGGTTTCATGAATTTATTTTGCTTTGGATTTAATGCAATATGATCCCATCCTTTAGCAGCAGTCTTCCATCCCAATTTACTCTTTACATTAGTAAGGATATTTAACATACCCTTTTTAGTAAAAAACTTCAATATTCTCGTGGTGAAATAATTACGAACTTTTTCTAATAATAGTTCTTTGATAGGACTTCCTTTTTTATACCCTTTACTGTATCCTTCTGAAAATGCACCTGGATCAGTTCCTTCACCACGACCTTCTATATTTGCACGTGTTTGATCTTCCTCCCTCTCTCTCATAAATTCATTTTGTATTTTCAATGCTTCAAGCACTGAATCAAGTTTACTTGTAAGTAAACTATCATTATATTCTAAATTACCTACAGAACTAGCAGTAAGTCCTAGATTTGCACGTAATAAATCATTTTGTGCGTGTATCCTACTATTAACAATAATAAGTTCCCCATTAATCTTTGATAAAGTGGATGTAATATCCAATAATATCTTATTTTTAGAAACTCTCTCTTTCTTGGGTATTTCTAAACTAGTATTGTTTCTTCTATTAATAGTCTTAACTAAAGAACCAGCAAGGGCAGGAAACTCTTCTACAAGCTGATCCACCAAACTACTATCTGCATCTGATGCAGATTCATCCAGAATCTCGATTGCTTGTTCTTCTAAAGCCATTATTTCTGTTTAGCTGCCTCTGCTTTCTTCTTTTCTTCCTGAATATATTGAACAAGAAGAGAAAGATATACTTCTCGTTCCCAGGGCATCATATTTTCTATTTCAGTCAAACTATATTTATGGTACTGCATCAAAGCAAAGTTAGTCTTATAATAGCCTTCCAAACTGTTCTGGAAGACCGCTATGCGAAAAAACTCTGTAGTCCCTCAAGATTGTACTTACATTCAACTTCAGTATTTGGATTAATCACTGTAAATGAATGAGTTAGTTTAGGCATGGTTTCATAAAATTTTTGAATTGCTTCAAACTGTTTACTAGTCAAACCTTCAACAAATGTACGAAATTCTTTGGGTGTTGTAGTAGTTTTATCAAATACCTCATCACCTTGAAAAATTTGATCAATATTATCTGAAATAAAGTTAAAAACCTCTTCAGTTTTAACATCTTTATTCAAAAATTGTGATTCTATGAATCTATCGATACTAGGATACTTCATCACAATACCTGTTTTATCATCTAGCATAATCTTGTTAGAATGCTCTTTAGACTTCTCAACTTCTATATCTGATATATCTATAGATGCTGTAGTAGTTGTTTCATTATCATCAGTACATGTAACTGTTAATTCAATTACTTCACCAACAGATGCTGCACGTATCTTCAAAAAGATGTATTCTAAATCAAATGATGGTAAATTATCTACTTTTAGTCTAGATGTAATGCAATTCTTCAGAAGTGTTTTTACAGCAGTTATTATTTCCTTCTCTTCTCCTGATTCCATTGCAAGTAAAAGCAGTTTCTCTTCTTTTACAAGAAAAGGTCTATACTTAACAGTTTTTCCAGTTGAAGGTAAAATCAGTTCATAGGTGGGTACACCTAATTTCGGTAATGCCATTAAAAATTATTTCAATTCGTATATTTATTTAGCTCGACTTTTTGAGGTAAAATTGATCGGAGATTTTTTTGCCGAATTCAGGGAATCAAAAGTCGAATTTCCCTGTGCATATTCAGAAAATGGTCTTCGAAGGGTATACACTTTGATCTTGATATACCACACTATGCTTCGCATAATAAAAGTTAGCTGAAACTCTAGTTAATTGTGATGTACCATAAGATAAAGGCACAGAATCAATTGAATATGGATAACATTCTTCCATAATATATGAAATTCCTGCTCTCTGATTAGGTGCTTGTGGTCCTTGATCTGTCTTTGTAATTCTCACTGTAGCAGCATATTTATTAGGATATTTTAATCTAATTGCTCTATTAAATATATGGGGACGTTCACCTTTAATTCCCGTCAAAGATCCTGAAATATTTTTCTTTGGACCATTTTGAACCATTCCTCCATCAAATATAAAGTTATGCCATGCTGTCACAAACTTCAATGGTGTCATATTTACATCACACATCCATGATAAAGAAAAATCTGTAAAAAATCTAGCATAAGGATAACTGACTTGGTTCTCTCCAAGATATCTTCCTTGCAATTGTCCTGTTGCTGCTTGAGTATTAGGTAGTTGTGCTTCATCACAAAGTAACTTAACCAAGCCACCAAGATTAGATGCATCAGTTGTATAAAGATCTCCTAGGAAAAACTCATCTAGATAATTTCGAAAAGAACTAGTTATCTCGAACTGTACATCATAGCCATTTGACATGGCCATGTTGCCACCTTTGGCAATTGCACTAATGAATGTATTAATCGACACGCTAAATAAAAACGGAAGGTTTAATAATAATTATGTCATACTCTGGAACTTACAAACCAAACAATCCACGTAAGTATAAAGGTAATCCCACCAACATTATTTATAGGTCATTATGGGAAAGAAAATTTATGCACTTCTGTGACCATACAAGTACTATAGTTGAGTGGGGTAGTGAGGAAGTAGTAATACCTTACAAGTCCCCTATTGATGGGAGATCTCACCGTTATTACCCTGACTTCTACATCAAAGTAAGAACTAAATCTGCTGGTATGAAGAAGTATATTATAGAAGTAAAACCAAAGAAACAAGTAAAAGGACCAATCGAAAAACCAAAACGAAAGACTACTGCATGGAGAAGAGACGTTTTAACATTCATGAAAAACCGTGCCAAGTGGGATGCTGCAGAAGACTACTGTAAAGACAGGCAGATGAAATTTTTAATTCTTACTGAAGATCACCTAGCAATCAAGAAGTATGCCAAGCACCGCAGGTAAAGGGTTTGGATCAAGTACAGAAGACACTTCATCCTACCAAACAATATTTGAAAAGATAAAAGACCAAGCTGGCACTGAACAAAGGAGCTTGAGTTGGTATAAAAATACTTTAAATAGTATAGCAGGTGATTATACAACTGATAATTTAGTTGTTGCTGAAAAAAGAGACTCTTATGATGATGAAGCTGAACAGGATGGTAATGAATTAAGAACTACGGTAAGACAAGGACACTTATACTTTTTTGAGTACAAAGCAAAGAGTAAATGGTTGCCTTACTATGATAGATTTCCTCTTGCATATGTATTCAAAAGAGATAAAGATGGATTCTATGCAGCAAACTTTCATTACCTACAGTACAGAACTAGAGTTAAGGCAATGAAAAAATTACAACGAGGTATGATTGACATACCTAGGAATATCATACATAAATACTTGAATAGTCATGTGGAAAGTCTTTTCCTAGATCTACATTCAGAAGAATGGGATACATCTATACTTTTACCTGTTGAGGATTTTGTTATGACTGGTAGAAGAAACAGATCACAATTCCCATACGATAGAGAATTAGTATGGGAAGAGATGAAAGAAAAAGAAAATGATCGAGTGAAAGCAAAAGCAATCGTGAAGGATTACTAAATGTCAAATCATACTGCTGAAGAAAGACTCAATGCTAAAGAAAAAGCATGGCGTGAGAAACTTGGTTTTGAACTCGAAACTGGTGCAAATCAACAGGAAATTGAAGAAATAAAACAAAAGGCTGAAGAAATTAGACTTCAGAAAGAAAAACAAAATGATACAGTCGTAATAAAATCAGCATGGGCAAGACCTAGAGTGAATAAAGGAACGGTTGGTGCTACATCAGAAAAAACGGTTAGATATCCTTCATCTTATCCTATATCAGCAGATACTGATTACGTTTCTATAGATTTCTACGATTACCAACCACCATTTGGTAATATACCAGGACAATCTACAGAAGTAGAAAGCGATGAAGAAAATACAACTGGACAAATCTATAAAAACTATCATCACAGCATAGGTGATAATGCACTTACTAAAAGAGCAGCAGATTATAAATCTGTCCTACTATTCATGCCAGAGGATGTTAATACACAGTATGGTGCTAACTGGGGTGGTGTTGGTACTGGTGTAGGACAGAGAGGATTTGCTGAAGTGATAGGTACCAAAAAGAATGACCTGTGGAAAACAGTTACAGAAACATTTAAAGGTGGAATAGTGATTGATGGTTTTAGTTTTGCAAAAGGAATGATGAACCTTGCTATGGGTGGAAATATGACAACTGACCAACTAATTTCTGGTGTGTCAGGACGTATCATAAACCCTAACGTAGAATTAATGTATGAAGCACCTGAATTGAGAGGATTTAATCTAAACTTTAAGATGATGCCAAGAGATCCTCAAGAAGGTAGAGATATTTTTACTATCTGCCAAACATTAAAGAAAGCAATGCTACCTTCATGGGGTGGAAAGATAAAGGATAGTGATAAGGGTGTTGGTTCATTACTAACATTACCAAAAATTGTCAGTGTTAAATTTATGACAGGTAATGTTTTAAATAAATATGTTACTCAATATAAACCATGTGCTATCACCAACGTAAGCATTAACTACACACCAGATGGTAGTTATGCAACCTACCAAGATGGTTCTCCTGTAGCAACATTACTTTCAATACAATTCAAAGAACTCAAACTGGTATTCGAACAAGAAGTACCACTGTCAGACGTACCTGTAGCAACATACTGATATGTTTTTCTCATTAATACCAGACATCGAATATGATGTTAAACCAATCAAGTTTCCTTACACGAAATCTGATTTCATAACTGCAAAGAATTTCTTCAGAAGATTTGAACTCAATGAAAGAATGTTCTCATACACTACAACCTTTAATAAGTATGCAGTGGTAGAAGGAGAAACACCTGAACAGTTAGCAGAAAAAATGTACGGTAATCCATTACTTGACTGGGTGATACTAATAACTAACAATGTTATCAATCCTTTATTCGATTGGCCAAGAACAGACAATGCTGTAAGAAAGTATTGTGAGAAGAGTTACACAGATCCTTACAGTGAGATACTATACTACAAAACCCGTGAGATCAAGAGTGGTACATCAATGACCACTGATCTTACGGGTAAAACTATAAAAATAAATGCTCTTGATGCAGGTCTTAAAGTAGATGAGGAGTTCTACAATACACCGTTCTCATTCTTTGATGGCACCAATGTAGTTACTATGGCAGGTTCAGAAGTATGTGATCCTGTTAATGCATATCAGCATGAGATAGAGGAAAATGAAAAGAGAAGAGAAATATATTTACTGAAAGGTAGCTTCCTAGATCCATTTATAAATGAATTTACACAAAAAAATAGATATGAATCATCAACTGATTACATATCTAAAAAAAGTAAAAAGACAGGAGTATAATTACTCCTGCTTTTCTTCGTGACTTTGTAGTGCTTCTAGTATCCTAGACATGTCAAGTGTCGTTAGTTCTCCGTCATCTGTCCACTTTAAAGTAGAGTATGACTCGGTTTGTCTATCGTTGTGAGTGAAGTAATCTCCTGACATTGTTTTGTGTTGGGTTCCTCATAATAATTTATCATAGTTTTCACACAAAACAGGGTTTTCTTTATAGTATCTTTCGCTTTGCTTCACCTAACGATAGAATGTGGGGCAAATTCCCTACGAAAAGATATGTTGTAAGATAAAGATATCCTTTCGTCTTGAGTCATATTAGGTTCAGTTTGATGTTGTAACATACCTGGCCATAATGCTAACAATCCTTGTTCTAAAGGTAATTTTGGTTCATTTATAGTTACACTCTGAAAGATATAATTTGTTGCATAAGACCTATGAGGATCTGAAAATTTCAAATTACCATCTCTACCATTAGTCTGCAAATAATATACTCCAGATAAATCAGACCCACCATGATCATGAAGGTCTGCACACTTGAGATGTTTTGTCTTTGTAAACCAAGATGTAGATATTTCATATTCTCTTGAAGATTGACATCTAATATCATCCATGTAAGACATTAGATTAACATGTAAAAAGTCTAAAAATTTAGGACAATCTTTAAGAACATTACCACCAAAAGCATTTTCACTCAATTCATGGTTATGATCTGGCCAATTCTCAAACTGCGAGAATTCTTTTTGGTTGCAACATAACAGAAGTTCTTCTTGTATCTCATCATATACCTCTCCAGATGCTTTAGTTACATAGAGAGGTATAGCAAACCATGCTTGTGTACTCATTTTATTTCAACTATAATTAAGGATCTCTTGATAACTTTCAATATCTTTCTTACGAATTAAATTAAATGATATAGATATTCTATCTTCATCAGTATTATTTGGTTCAACCTCATGCTCTAACCAAGAAGGAAAATACAATAACCTATTTTCTCTTGCTTCTATTCTATAATTATTCAATCTACCCTGTCCATAATATCTCATGTCTGCCATAGAATGAAATATAGGTGGTCTAGGATCAAAGAATACAATACTCCCAGAATTTTCAGGAACTGTTACATAATAAACACCTGAAAGTAGATTTATTCCATCAGCATGAGTATGTCTTGTATTATAAGCACCCTTACCATTAATGTTTACCCAAGCAGTGATATGTAAGTGACCTAATTCTGGATCTTCATAACGAGGTACATTATCCTTTATGGCATTGATTAAAGGTTTATAATCAAAACAATGTCCTTGATATCCACCAGCATTTGAAAAATTTACAGAAGGCTGTGTTTTTGAGAAGGAAAATACTTCCCTTCTCAATTTATCAAGATCTAAATCTAGATCAGTTGACCACACAGTGGTGGTGAATAAATCATATCCTTCCACAATTATCCGACTTGACAGTGCCTGTAAGGTTTTTTAGTCAACCATCTGGTTGATTGCTCACCTACTTTTGGTGGCCAAAGTACAGACTCACCTACACCATCACCTTTTGGATCATCATAATGATTCTCCCATACTCTTATCACTTTTCCATTAGAATCTGTGGAATATGCTACAACTGTATCACTTTCATCCATTCCAAAATTCATTGCAACCATTTTATCCCACTTTCTAGTACCTATCCCATCCATGTAATGCTCTCTACAGCTTTCCAATTCTTTTGAATCAGTTAACTCAATCAAATATCTTTCTCTTTGTCTCATCTCTTCATAATAAGACTCTCTTGAATCATATTCAAATTCCAAGTACTGTGTCTTGTACTCTTTGTATCTGCAAGGGGTGAATGTCATTTTGTTCATTCGTTAAGTTTACTTTTATAGTATAGCAATAAAAAAGGGTTCCGTCAAGGAACCCTTTACAATTTATTCTTCTGCTAACTTTTGAAAATAAGAGAGAGCATCCTCTTCCTCTGGTGTTGAGGTTGGAGTCGATGGGACTCTATCAACTCTATCAACAACAGGTGTTGGTTCATACTCTTCCTCTGCTTGTGCCTGACGTACAGCAGGTGCTGTATTAAGTACAGCATTCAAACGTTGTTCAAGTTGTTCATATGTTTTGAACTGATCTGGTGCTGTGAATGCTTCTAAACTATAAGCAGTCTTCCAGATATTTTCCATCTCTTCATCATCAGTTGATAGAGCAGCAGGTGCTGCAAATTCAGAACTATCATAGTTCCAGAAACCAGCAACTGTTTTGATCTTCAACTTGAAGTTAGCACCTTCCCAGAAATCAAATACATTTATAGGAGTCTCATCTTGAAACTCTGGTTGCATTGCAGCGAGGATCTTATCATGAATCTTCTTGCCATACTTGTACAAGAACACTTTACCCTCGTTCTCTGGGTGCTTTGGATCACTAACAACATAGATGTTAGAGTAGTAGGATAACTTACGCTTGCGTTGACGAGCGATATCCTTGTCAGATTCTACACCACTGTTCCATAACTGATTGTTGGCAGCACTAACTGGATCGTTTTGACCCAATGTAGTTAGAGAGTTCTCTATAAACCAACCACCTGGTCCTTGGAATGCGTGAGCATATAACTTTGCCCATGGTAGTGCCTCCCCATCGGGAGCAGGGAGGAAACGGATAACAGCATATCCATTACCTGTAGCGTCAAGTTCGGGCCTCCAGAGTCTCTCGTCGGCACCTGCTTTCGCATTGCTGGACTTCTCTAGTTCCTTTTGCAAGAACTGAAAATTTGTCTGGGACTTACGCTTTAAATCTGCGAATGTCATTTAATTTTTTACCTCTTTAGATTTGGCTTGTGCGACTCGAAGTCATGTGAATATTATATCATAGGCAGAAGGTCGAGTCAACCCCCTTCTGCCTCTTTACGTGCTAGTTCAGTCATCATATCAATCTTTGTCAACAATTCTTTGAACATCTGTTCAAGGTTATCATTGTCTTCAGCACCAAACATGACTGCTGCTGCTCTCAAGTTCTGTATCATTGCCTGTGCTTGTGGATCATCAGACAATTTAAGTCTTGCCCAAAAGATTTGCTGCTTCTCTATTAATGTTTTTAACTTAAAGAAATAATCTAATCTTTTCTTTGGTGAGAGTGCTGGAAATGTTTGAACTGATCTGACACAGAACTGTTGTAAGTCTGTTATCTCTTGCAGTTCACCAAGTACCATCTCTGACTTAAAAAAATCACTCATACTAGTATCAACTTTGCTCTTGATGTTTTCTTAATGAAGTTTAACTTCTGTGCATCATATTTAAGCTTCTCTTTGAGTGGTTTTGATATCAATTTAGATACGGATTCCACTTCTATCTCGTGTGTTTCACAGTAATGTACAATAGCATCAATATAGTTCATAGTATGTTCTGATGCAATCTTTTCAACATCCTGCGAAAATTTCGCAGCAGTCATGAATTTATCCTCTAGTTTTATTTCGGGCATGTTTTTCGTTGTACTCCTGAATATATGATTGTAATCGTACAAGGTACTCCTTTTTGGGAGAAACAATCTTTACCTGTGTGTCTCCGTTTTCACAGGCAACTATTGTTACTAATTGTTCAACATCAAAACCATATAACTCCTTGAAACAACATGCATATGCTGTCTCTTGTACGTAGTAATCGTACATATAGAGTTCTTCTTTAGGTCTTGCTGATGTCTTAAAGTCAATGATAGATAATTTTCCTTCGTACTCTGCAATACAATCCACTCTTCCTGCTATTTTTAAAACGTCTGAATAGAGTGCAGCTTCTTGAAGGTATATACTATTTATCTTATCAATAGTCTTCACTGATGAGTGAAACATCAACCAGGGCAATGGTTGTTCCTTGTTACCAGAGTCAAGAATGTTTAATTCTTTACCTGCCATATAATCTTCAACCAACTTGTGATATCTAGTACCACGTCTAGCAGACTTGGCAGTAATTGCTGCTGCTTTCTTTGGTCCTATTCTCTTCCTCCATTTAGCAAGACCTGCTTGCTTCTTGGAATTGTTACTGATAACAGTAGTGATAGAAGGATACCTCTCACCTGTCGATGATACATAATATCTTTTACCATCCACCATCTCGGTGTTGATATCAGTGATCTCTTTTATATCAGGAACACGTTCAAACATAATTGCACCACCCAGTTATAGTATATTTAAATTCATTAGGAGCATTAACTCCTCTATGCATATGAGTCCATCCTGCTGGCCAGATATACATATCACCTGCAATAGGATTGGTAACAAAATTCTGATGAATAAATTCTGTACCTCCACCATCTTCGATAGTATTAAGATAAATCATCCATGCAAAACATCTATTAGCAATAGTGTGTGCACTAAAAGAATTTTCACAATGTATATGAGAATAATACTTATCTGGTTCAAATTTAGCGAATTGACATGTGTGGAACGTAGTCCAATCACCCACATTAGTATTAACTAAAGGATATATTTTACTATAACTATCAATACATTTAGAAACAGATTTTCCTAATCCAAAATAATCTCTTTGATCTTTAGGTCTTAAATGAATTTCTAAACTACCAATGGGTGTATCTTCCCCCATCATTCCATTACCAGCATGTTGTATATTATCCTCAAAGAATTTTATAAATTTATCACAAGATTCTTTAGATAATACACTCTCACAATATATAAAATCACCTACTGTCATTTTATATACCTAGATTGATCTTTGCAATGATGTATGACTTGACAATACCAGACCTAACGATATCTTCAATACCATATTCAATAAGAGAAAACTCATCCATAGTCTGTAAGATTCTTTGGAAATCTATGATACCAGTACGATCTGTTGCCTTTACAAGGTCAGATTGTGATGCATCACCACAGAATATGATTCTACTATCCTGACCAACACGAGTCATGATAGTATCTAACTCATGGAAGTGTAGGTTCTGACTCTCATCAACAATGATGATAGCATTGTCGAGAGTTGTACCACGCAAGAATGATGTAGACCAGAAAGATATAGTCTCTTGATGTTTAAGATTCTCATAAAGCATATCAAATGATGCATCATCAGGCATCTCAAACATATATCTTACCATATTTTTGTATGGTATCTGATATATGTCTGCTTTATCTTCATGAGTACCAGG